GTTAAAGGTTTAGAAAAAGCTAGTAAGACTCATGCCAAACAAGCCAAGGTTTTATCTACTATAGAATTAAAAAAAGGAAGTCAACCTAAAAAGAAAAGTCGTGTAAATGAAGCAGGTAATTATACAAAACCTGGTTTACGTAAAAGACTATTTAAAAAAATTCTAGCAGGTAGCGCAGGGGGTGCGCCTGGTCAGTGGTCGGCACGTAAAGCACAAATGCTGGCTAAACAATATAAAGCAGCAGGTGGAGGCTACAAAGCGTAGTATGTTAAATGTCAAGAGGAACGAAAAAAACAACTCCAAAAAGAAAAAAGCCACAACAAGATTTGGTAAATTGGGGAAATCAGGAGTGGACAACTAAAAGTGGCAAACCGTCAAGCAAGACTGGCGAAAGGTACTTACCAAAAGCGGCTATTAAGGCACTCACCCCAGCAGAATATGCGGCAACTACGAGAGCAAAAAGAGAAGGAAGTAAACAAGGAAAACAATTTGTTGACCAGCCTAAAGCTATAGCAAAGAAAACTTCACAATTTCGTCAAGCAAAAACAGGTGGTAAAATTAATAAACGTAAATATGGTAAAGCTCCACATAATAGGATATACTAATGTCACTAACAGATGCAGAAAAAAATAGATTAAAAAAATTAGGACTTAAGGGTTTGAATAAACCAAAGATGACTCCTAAACACCCAACTAAAAAAGCAGTAGTTGCAGTAAGATGTGATAATGGGAAAATTAAAACAATTCGTTTTGGCGCACAAGGGATGGGTCATAACTATAGCAAAGAAGCTCGTAAAAGTTTTAAGGCAAGACATGCAAAAAATATTTCTAAAGGTAAATGTTCTGCTGCTTACTGGGCTGATAAAGTATTTTGGGCGGGTAAGTCTGGCAGTAAAAAACGCCCTCCAAAAAGTCAAAAACAAACTTTTGGTCTTAATAGAAAAAATACAAGGCAAACTTAAATAAAATGACAATAACAAGGGCAGCGACCAGTCAGCAGATTAGAAAGGCAGGTGGTCTTAAAAAACAAACTACTGGCTTGAAGCGTCCAAGAGGCGTAAGTCGTAATAGGACTGGTCGCACCATACGTAGGAAGTAATGGCATTACGAAATAAAGAAAAGTATTTTTGGTTTAAACCGAGGAATAAGCTGATGCACAAAATATATGACAATGTTAATTCTTCCATGACCCAGCGTGAAAATATTATGGGAAATACTTATATTAAAAAAACTTGTGGCAAAGAAAACTGTAACTGCAAGTGTAATGAAAAAAATAAGGAAAAGGATAATTCGTAATGGCAACATCAGGAACATATAGCTTTTCAATGGATATTGATGAAGTAATCCAAGAAGCAATGGAAATGATTGGTGGTGAACCCACGCTAGGTGAAGAGCCTCGCTCTGCACGCCGTTCTATAAATCTTCTTCTACAAGATTGGCAAAACCGTGGTATCCAACTTTGGACAGTTGGAACTACGGCGGTGTCCGTAACAACAAGTGTTACATCTTATAGCTTAGATGCACATAACATTGATGTTGTTGAAGCAGTCATTAATAGAGTTAATGGTGACAACAAAACTGACTTACAACTAAATAGAATATCTATGGAAGAATATTTAAAAATTCCTAGAAAATCTCAGACGGGTCGTCCATCTCAATATGCAGTTAGGCGTGACCGTGATAATGTTGTTATTCATCTATGGCCTCTACCAGATAATAGCACTGACCAACTTAAATTAGAAACTGTAAAATATATTCAAGATGTCACACGTTCTTCTCAGAGTGCTGATGTCTCTAGAAGATTTTTGCCCTGTCTAACTGCAGGTACAGCATACTTTATGTCTATGAAAAGACCAGGGGTTGATGCTGGTCGAATAAACTTACTAAAGCAAGAATATGAGGAAAGGTTATCTAGAGCGCAGGAAGAAGACAAAGAACGTGTCAGCCTTCTTATTCGGCCTAGATTAAGTTACTAAGTGACTAAGGCGTTAGGTGTTTGTGATGTCTGTGGCTTTCGTTACAAGCTTAGTGAATTAAAAAAGAATAGTTATGGAATGATGGTGTGTCCTACCGATTTTGAAGGAAAGTATGATAAAGTAAGTCATCCCCAAAATAAAATAGCTAGAGTAACTGATGATGTAAATGTTGATAGTCCAAGGCTACCAGTAAATATAGTATCCGCAGTTCCTGTATCAGCATGGCTACCGAGTTTATAATATGGCAAGAGGTAAATATAATAAGATAGTCTGCGATGTTTGTGGCTTTGCATATCCACGGACAGTAATGAAAAAAAATAGTTATGGTCTTTGGGTTTGTCCAGAAGATAATGAAAAAGGTTACGACTTAGTTAATCATCCACAAAATAAAATTATATCTACTATAGATAGAAGCATGTTTATTAAAGATGCTAGACCTGAATTTAATAACGATAGAAACCTAAATTGGGAAGCGGCTGTGTTTGACAATTGGGAAGATGTTGACAAGAACTGGAATATAGTATAATGACAGATTTAACAGGTAAGAAAATTGCAAATACCTATAAAGATTTATTGCAGATTAATTCTAGTGCTTCCAATAATGGTATAGATGAAACACTGCGTAATGTCCAAGATGGTTCTGGTAATAACTCTCCATTAAAACTTTCTCAAACTTCTGCTGCATTTACTGGCAATGTAAGTATTGCTGGCAGTCTAATTGTTGGTGGTGCATTTCAACCAGCAAATTTACAAACAACAAATATTATAGCTACAAGTATTACTACTAGTACATTGAATGCAACCAATCTTGTATTTCAAGATGTAAGTGTTAGTAGTCTACGAACTGGTAATTTTTTTGCAACAACTGTTAGTGCTGGCACGGTAAGTGCAACAACAGTAAATGCCACAAATATATTGGTTGCTAGTGAGCCTGTTGCTACATCTTCTACAGTTGCTGCTTTATCTGCTACATTAGAGACTCGAATTGCAGGAGTATCAAGTACCTTTGCTGCTACTTCAGCAGCCCTTGAGTCACGTATTGCTACTGTATCAAGTACCTTTGCAGCTACATCGGCTACTCTTGAATCTCGTATAGCAACTGTTTCTAATACCATGGCAACAAGTATTGCTACGGTTTCTGCTGCACTTGAAACACGCATTGCGGCAGTGTCAGTTCTTACTAAAACAAATTTAGATTCTATTACATCTATTAATACTGTTATTTCGGCAGGAGCTTATGCCAGTGCAGGTACATCGGCAACTCTTGAAACTCGAATTGCAGGAGTGTCAAGCACATTTGCAGCCACCTCTGCTACACTAGAAACTAGGATTGCAGGGGTATCTTCTACATTTGCCGCTACCTCTGCTACGCTAGAGACTAGGATTGCAGCAGTATCTGTCCTCACTAAAACTAATCTAGATGCAGTTGCTTCAGTAAATACAATTGCTGTAGCGGCGGCAAGTGCTGGAACCTCTGCTACATTAGAGACTAGGATTGCAGGAGTGTCAAGCACCTTTGCAGCCACTTCTGCTACACTAGAGACTCGAATAGCTGCAGTATCTGTCCTTACTAAAACAAACTTAGATGCGGTAGCTTCAGTGAATACAATCGCTGTGGCTGCTGCAAGTGCAGGGACATCGGCTACGTTAGAGACTAGAATAGCTGCAGTGTCTAGTACATTTGCCGCAACCTCTGCAACACTGGCAACCAGTATTGGTAATAGTAATTCAGCAATAACTGCATTGAGTGCAACTATGGCTACAAGTGTTGGAAATAGTAATACAGCAATAGCAACACTAAGCGCAACTATGGCAACCAGTATTAGCAATGCTAACGCTGCAGCTGTGGCATTTGCTATTGCGTTAGGATAATTTATGGAGTATAATACGATATGGCTAATGCGTTTAAATTGAAAACAGATACTGGAGTAGGAACTGGTGCTGCTACCATTTACACTTGTCCTAGTTCTACAGAGACAACTATTATTGGTTTGGCAATTGCAAACATAGTTGCATCTCAAATAGCAGTAGATGTTCAAATTGAAAATAATGATGGTGATAATATTTACGTAGTTAAAGCTGCTCCTGTTCCTGCAGGAAGCTCACTGGTTGTAGTGGGCGGCGACCAGAAGGTTGTTCTAGAAGCATCAGATGTTCTTAAGGTAACAAGTGATACTGCAAGCTCTGCAGATGTTTCACTTAGTATTTTGGAGATTACCTAGTGACAATTAGTAAAATTATTAATGATGGTATTGGTTCTATTACTGGCGACTTTACAGTCGATACAAACACATTGCACGTTGACAGCACGAATAATCGGGTTGGGGTGGGGACGACTTCGGCTGACGAAGTGTTAGAAGTGTCTGGCGATGTTAAGTCTAGCGGGGGTAATTTTGGTATTTATCACTTTGGCGAAACATCAGACGTAACCAAAATTGTAGGTCGTGATGCTGGTCACGGAAGTCTTCCTAATGTAATGGATTTCTTTACTAACTCAACACAAAGGATGCGTATCGACAGTTCGGGCAATTTGCTGGTGGGGCATACTGGTTCTATTTTTAATAACATCAATGCAACAAGTACAGTCGGCACATCTTATAGTGCAAATGGTGAGATATTTGCATGTAGCGACCAATCATCAGGCGTCATGATTTTGAATAGAAAAAGCACTGATGGCGATATTGCATCGTTCCGCAAAGACGGCACAACTGTCGGGAACATTGGTAAATCTTCTAGCGGCTTTTATTTTGCACACGCATCTCAAGTTGGTATTTTGTGCGACACTACATCTAGGGTTGTTCCGTGTAATAGCGCAGGGTCGCTTTTAGACAACACCGCTGATTTAGGTCGGTCAACCGCACGTTGGGACGACATCTACGCC